CTATAGGTATTGTCCTTCTCCCACATAGAAGCGTACTTTTCCTTTTTGCTCATTTTTCTGGTCATAAAGTGTTTTGTCCGCAGCCGACAGGAAATCCCACACTCGGTTTGGTTCCTTCGGAATAGCACAGACACCACCCACGGAAATCGTAAGCCAGGGTTCCACAGAAGAGTCTTCATTGGGAATCTCACATTCCCGGATGCCCATACATAGCTGTCTTGCATGTTCCTCTGCATACTCCCTGTCACGTCCCGTCATGACCACCAGGAATTCATCTCCGCCGTAACGCGCCACATAGTCCTCCGGAAAACATTTTTTCAGAGTATCCGCTACCGCGCAGATTCCTTCATCTCCCCTTCCATGTCCATAGCGATCATTCAACTGTTTGAAATGGTCAATATCCAGGAACAGAATGCCCAGTTCCTTCTCATTCAGAAGACAGTCTTCAAACACATCCTCCAGATAACGATTCAGGCTTCTCTTATTATAGAGTCCGGTCAGTTCGTCATGATCCGCCTGATACAACAGCCGGTTTCTCTTGCGTTCCTGTTCCTTCTGCTCCTCTTCTGCTGTCTGTAATCGTTTTCTGAGTTCCATCATATACATGACCTGACTGTTTTCTGTCAGTTCCCAGCTGTCCTTTAGATGGAAAAAGGTATCCGCGCTCTGTTTGAATTCTTCCGGAGTCATCCTGGAACTGCAATAACGCATCCGCAGAGACAAAAGCTGCAATAGCAGACTCTTGTTCTGTTCAATGGCAGCCTTTGGTTCCAGACAGTTCAATACTTCCTCTATCTGTTCCGGTTTGCCTATCTTTTCCACATATTGCAGCAGATTCTGAATACTGTCGTATTCGGAAGAGACCTGTGTCATATCCTCTAATGCCATTACCGCTGTACGTACATGCTCTTCTGCCTTCTTCCGGTCTCCGTTTCGCTCCGCCAGATGAGCCAGAAATACATTGACACCCAGCCTTGTCTCACGTATGACCTCCTCGCTCTGCCCGGTCTCTTCCAGTTTACACAGTACCTTTTCCGCCTCGTCATCCATATGCAGATGCAGCAGGCAGCATCCGTACTCTGCCAGCATTTTCCGGAAATTGATCCTGCTGTATGTACTGTTGTCATCCGCCTGTTCAAATTCGCGGATACATTCCGCATGGCACTGCACAGCTCTTTCATAAGCTCCTATGAGATAATACGCATCCGACATATTGCTCAGTACAATGCTGTGCACCATCTTATCATCGTATTTTTCCGTATAATCCAATGCTTTATCGTACTGTTCCATGGCCAGCGACAGGTTGTTCTGCATATGTGCCACAATACCGATCATATTGTACACTCTGGCTACATGATGCTCCAGATCCGTTCCCAGAAGACACCTGACGCTCTCATCCAGATAATGCAGGCAGCCCTCCTGATTCCCTGTTGTCAGTTGATAAAAGGCAGCAAAATAGCAGATCCATCCGTGGATTCCCTTATCATCCTGTTCTGTCACAGAGGTAAGTGCCTGCTCCAGAGTCTCCCAGGTAAAAGGAATTCCGTCTGTCATCTGCTGATTCAGGCGTTCTGCTGTCTCTAACATTTGCTGTCTCGTTGCGCTCATATCTATATCCATACCGTCCTGTTATTCTATGTCAATTCCGCAAATCACGGTTCGCCGGTTCCTATGCCCAGCCCGGTGGGCATAATCTATTTTACTTATTATTGTATTATTTTATATCGCAGTACGCAAGTTTTTTTCCTGAATAAAATGTTTCCCAATCTCCCGCAAAAATGTTAAAATGGAGTTATATTTCGTAAGCTAGTACAAAAAGGCATGGTTATTTCTATGGAAAATATAACAGTTAATAAAGAGTTTCATGAACTGCATTTTGACAGCATCCAGGCTTTACGCGGTCTGGCTGCTCTTTTTGTGGTATTTCAGCATGTCCGTTTTCTGAACTTCGGAGCTTTCGGTGTGGACATCTTTTTTTGTATCAGCGGATTCATGATCATGTTTACCACGGAAAAAAGTACCAAATATTTCTTCCGCAAACGCCTGGTCCGGATTCTTCCGCTTTACTACCTGATGACACTGGGCACCTATCTGTCGCTGTTGTTGTTTCCTTCCATGTTCCAACAGACCAGACACGATTTTTCCTATCTGGTCAAAAGTCTGCTGTTTATTCCTTTTGATATCGGCAGCGGAGCGATCCAGCCTTTGGTACGGATTGGCTGGACCATTAACTGTGAAATGCTGTTCTATCTGCTGTTTTTCATTGCCTTTCACATCAGCATGAAATACCGCGGTCTGATCTGCAGCGCATTTCTGGTGATTCTGGTGGGAATGGTACAGATATTTGCTCCGGCGATCTCATCCTGGCAGTCTCCGATAGGTAATGTACTTTCTCCTTTCCTCATTTTTTACGGAGATCCTGTCATGTTGGAATTTCTCTTCGGAATTCTGGCTTACTATCTGCTGCGGTATTTGTATCGCAGGCATACCCTTCATCCGGTTTCGCGGACAGTAAGCCTCGTATCCGCGGTATGTATCCCGGTAATCTTTTGTCTGCTTGCTTACTTTACGCCCCGGATCAATGTGATTGGGTTCCTCAGGCTTCCCCAGTGGGGGCTCCCGGCTCTGCTATTGTTAATCCTTGCTTTTCTCGCAGGCCTGCGGCTTTCCATGCCCCGCTTTTTTGTGCAGTTGGGAAATATCAGCTATTCCCTGTATCTGGTACACTACTATCCGGTTATGTTTCTGGACCGTGTGGTATTTGACTTTTCCACCCTATCCGTATTATCTGTTGTCGGACTGATCGTAAGCGTTGTAATAAGCATTGTTCTGGCTTATCTGTGCTGGATCCTGATAGAGCGGAAATTCACCGGATGGCTGCGTAGAATACTGCTGCGTTAATTGTATATGCAATTCACAAAAAAGATGCACACTTTTTTTATTGACATTTCCGGAGCCCTATAGTATATTATAACTTGTCCGTAAGATATGCGCGAGTGGCTCAGCGGTGGAGCACCTCCTTGCCAAGGAGGGGGTCGCGGGTTCGATCCCCGTCTCGCGCTTCTTAAAACCCTTGATTTTTCAAGGGTTTTTCTATTTCATGTTGCATTTTGTGTTGCATCAAGTTGTTTCCTGTAATTTATTTTCTCTGTAAATGGCAAGTTAAGTGGTTTGAAATTTGCATCAATATCAACATCTGTTACTCTGCTAGTGACAAATAGACAGTCATTATTAGGATCTTTATCTGACTTTGGATTACCAAGTAATGCTAACGTATTTGGCGTGTTCGTAAACTGTAATTGGGCTGTTAATGTGCGTCTTGCAATTAATGGTAATTTTTATGCATATCAAATTGCTACTGTAAGTAATGACGCAACATTTACCCTAAATTTTGTTGTAGCATATAAATAGCCTAATTTGCCAAGTATGAGAAACTGGCAGAATAATACCGTTCTGTCGAAAGATTTAATATTACTACGCCATTAGATTTATTAATATAAAGCATGTGATTATCGCCATTTGTACCACCTGCTGCATTTGCTCTAACATACGTAGTTTTAGGGTAATATGTCCTTGCAATACTGGCAATAATTAATGATCCGCTAGACTGCTCAGATGTAATTTGTACGCCTAACGTTACAAATACTCTGTTACCTATTTTTGAAATTGTATTGTCAGATTCCCATGATACACAATTGACTAAAGTCAAATCGGTGTTCTGGTTTAACTTGCCAGTTAATATAAAAAGAGTGGCGAACACCCCTTCTTGTTCGCCACTCTTTTCCCATGATAAACCATGAGAAGGATTCAATGGGTAATTTTAGAGTATCATACCTTCTGCTGATCCGTCAATTATAGAATGCCGCCTGGATACTGTCGTATCCTACTTTTCCATCTTTTACCAGGTTCAGCTTGTCCTGCACTGCAATGGTCTCTTTCCTTGCGTCTTTTCCATACTTACCATCTACGTTCTGGTCATGTCCTAAGATCTCATTGCAACGTGTCTGCCACCACTTAACTACCGCTCCCCTGGAGCCAACCTTGTAGCTCAGCCCGAATCTCTTCGCCTGCAGGCAGATCTGCTGTTTTACATACCGAGTATTCTTGCCATCTTTGCCATCTTCAGCCAGCTTTCTTCCCTGCTCATCCCGATAACCGTCTGCATTTGCAGCTTTCTGGAAGTTCTGAATATTAATATTACAGGTTTCTTCTCTTTGCGCCGGTACTGATACCATTTCAAAGTCCGTATAAAAGATATTGATATCACACTTGCCACTTATTCCAGGGACAGATCCTGATGATGTATACTGCCAAATATCCGCAAGGTCAATCTCCGCCGCTGACAGACTGGACGTATAGCGTGCATACCATACGTATACCTTTCCCAGTGCTTTTACGATCCGGTTCATGTCAAAATATTTATTAAGGTAATCTTTGTTGGTATAGATCACCGGGAGATAACCGGCTGCTTTGACCTTTTGCAAAAATGCAATTGCCATATCTGTAGCCAGCTGTTTTGTGACATTCACGCCTCTCTTACGCGCATAATTTACAGAGTCGTACTCAAAATCAAATGCAATAGGGCATTTGCTCCAGTACTTTTTAGCCTGAGTGATACAAAACTCTGCCTCTGCCACTGCCATTGCTGCGGTGTAGGCATATGAAAACCAGTAGAGCAGCACCTGCACAGCCAGATTAAAGCAGGCCAATGCATTGCTCACATACTTCTCGTCGACGTTATTTTTTCCGTAACCAGCCCGAATACCTATAGGCTTATATCCGGCATCACGCACTTTTTTGATATTAACATTTCCATTGTGTTTGGAAATATCCGGTCCTTTTGATAATGCCTTTTTCATTCTTCTTCCTCCTCTGATCCATTCAGCTTGCCGTCATCCAGCAGATCCTTCACTGCCTGGAACCACTTTTCTATAACGCTTTCTAAGAACTCATCAGTGACAAAATACTGCAGCCATGAAGGCAACAGTTTTCTTGCCTGACTTACTACATACTTCATCTTCTGCTTTCCGGAACCCGACTCTTTAAATGCATGTTCTGCCTTCAGAAACAGGTGATACACATCCACTCTGATCTCATCAATCGTCTTATCGCGGATGTATACCCATAAAAATGTTCCTACTACCAGTGCCGTCAGCACTGCCAAAATAATTACCATGATTGTACTTGTGCTCATTCTTTTACCTCTCTTTCCAAATCTTCAATTCTGTGATTTGCTACTTTAATTTGTTCCTGCATAACTGCCTGCGCTTCTTCTAGCTTGAATGTGCGTTCTATGACTGTGTTATGCTTATCCACCTTTTTTTCGAGCTGCTCCAACCGATATGTAGTCAATTTTGTATTGACCAGAATTCCGCAGAAGGCGCCTGCCGCACTTCCCGCGCAGCCGATCAGTGCCACAATGATTTCTGTTGCCATCTCAGTCTCCTTAATATAATGAGCCGGTCACCTCCTGAAGGAAGTAATCGGCTCTTGGCTCTTGGTTACTATGTTTTATTGTTTAAGGACCGTCTCTCACTCTCATAAGCAGCCTCCTACTCTGCGGTTGCGGTCAGATCTGCCAGTTGTGTCTCCAATGTATTGATCTGATCCCGGAGAGCCTGTCTCTCTGCATGGACAGCCTCCATATCATACTCGGTCTGCTCACCGAGGAGAGTATACTCATAGGTCTTGATAACCTTATAGTCACTGGCGGCGATTCTGGCCTTGAGGTCATCGATCTGCGCAGTCAGCTGACTGATCTGCTGCTGTCTGCCCAACTCCGTAAGCTCCTCTTCTGTGGGCTCAGGTTGCACCGGTGCAATCGGCTCGGTGTAGACGGATCCGTCATCGGACAACTCATACCAGCCGTCGCCCTCCCGGAATAAAGTAGTGTATGCCTCATACTCGCCGTTGTCCAGCGGGTATTTGCATCCCTCATCCAGATAGAGCCGGAAGCCGTCAGTATTTATTGTGAGGCCGTCTCCGGTGATGCGGATCACATGAGGGCTCTCCTCTGATACGATGACCTTTGATACGGTCTTTTTATTTTTAAACTTTATGTAACCCATGAGGGCTCCTTTCTGGTGCTCTTACGGCTGCACCCGCCGTCTGATCTACTACACTAAATGGCAAGTTAAACCAAGATGCCGATTTGACTTTAGTAAATTGTGTATCGTGGAGTTCCGATAATAGCATTTCCAAAATTGGTAACAGGGTATTTGTCACAATAGGCGTACAAATTACATCTGAGCAGTCTAGCGGATCATTAATCATTACCAATATTGCAAAGACATATTACCCTAAAAATGCGTATGTTAGAGCAAATGCAACAGGTGGTACAAATGGCGATAATCACATGCTTTATATTAATAAATCTAATGGTACGATAATATTAAACCCATCAACGGAACGGTATTATTCTGCCAGTTTCTCATATTTGTCAGATTGAGATTTATTTGAAGAAGCAGCCCAATACCTTGGATTAATTAATTATTTATATGCCACAACAAAATTTAATATAAATGTTGCATCATTGCTAACATTTGCAATTTGATATGCATAAAACTTGCTATTACTTGCAAATCTTACACTAACTGCCCAATCACAATTTGCAAACACCCCAAATACATTTGCATTGTTTGGCAATCCAAAGTCAGACAAGGAGCCTAAAAAGGACTGTTTATTCGCCACTAATAGAGTAACAGATGTTGATATTGATGCAAATTTCAAACCATTTAAATTGCCATTTAACTCAGTATATGCATCTGCTACCGCCTTGGCATCCGGCACGTAGCCGGTCACCTTGGTAGCCAGCAGATCCTCCTTTGTGGTGATCATCTGAGCAAATGCCGGTGCTGTCAAATCGGTAAAAAATTTCTTTATTTTGCCAAAAACTGTAGATACCTTTTCCCCGCTGACAATATTTTCCCGGGTCTCTGAATCCGTAAATGCAATCTCTGAATCTGCCACATCCACTGTCTCTCCATCATAACCTTTGGCAAGATAGATCCAGTTGATTTTGTCGTTCCTGGGCGCTCCGTCCGGTGCATCTTTAATTGCCAAATATGTACTGCCATTGTGATATACCGCATCCAAACGCTCATATACGGTATTGGGGTTGTAATCTCCTTTGTAAGATATTCCGATTTTTCCGAGAGCCTTGTATCCCTCCGGTGCTGCCATAGTTCATTCCTCCTTATGCTACTTTCCAATACAAAACATTATCATCAACTACAAAATCCACACCCACGCCATCCTTCATATAAAGATTCATTATGGCTTCATCCAAGTAAAACTTGGGTTCCGTGATACTGGCATATGATTCTGCACGGTCTGCATCTATCTTGGCCTGTGCTGCAGATGTCGCTGCCGCGGTTGCCTGCTGTGTTGCTGTTTCTGCCTGCACTGTGATGTCTGCAAGATAGTTCGGCTGCAGTTTATCTGCAGTAATGCTGCCGTTCTTGATGTCCGCCTTTACTTTTCCATCATCTCCAATGGACCAGTAAACGGTATCCGAATCGAGAAATTCAAACTGCGTAATAAGTGCAGACAGATCTATGTACTGCTCCGTCCCATCCTTTAAGTAGATGATAAGCCGCTCGGTAACCGGATCGTAACTGAAGTTAATGGCAATCTGTGCCATTAAAGTGTGTAATACACTGGTTGATCCGGAATAATATGTAATCGTAATATCACCTGTATCCTGGTTCAATTCAATACTCTTTACCAAACCATTGGCTTCCGTGATTGATAACTTGGTCAAGTCCAGCGTTATCACACGGTTATCAATCTCACTCACACCCTGACTTAACTTATTCAAATTCGTTTCATTCAACGGAGTGTTAATAGATGGAGTGTTTTCCCAAACAGTAGGATTATACGCTTTCTGCATCCTGCTTCACCTCCTGCTCCTCAGCGTCCCTGGCTTCAATTTCTGCCAGTAACGCATCTCTAGTTCTTTGCTCTTGTCGTGTCAGAACCTCCTGTAATGCAAGTCGCTTGACTTCCTCCGGCAGGCTGGATTCATCCACAAATTTCGTAATGGCCTGACTAAATTCCCTGATTTCTAAATTGCTCATTCTTAATCCTCCGGTCCCAAATAAGTAATAACAGTCCCACTAATGTTTTTTGTTCTCCACGCAACTACTGTACCTTTATAATTCATGTACCCGTTGACACCCATTGCTCGCACACTGACCAGATCCACGCTGGACAGCTTATTTACGATAGTCGCAGCGCTGATTCTGTCCGCTTTAATTACACCGGAGGATGTCCAGTTGGCTACTTCCATGTAATTAGCCTTTACGGTTCCGGCACTGATATAGTTGGCTTCTACCGTTCCCAAACGGGCGCTTACACCATTCAGATCAGAGACTGTCACATGATCCGCTTCCAGGCTCCCCACACGACTGCTCACCGCATTGAGAGAGTCTACTGTAGCCTTGGTAGCAATCAGGTTATTTAACTCCAGTTTGGTCACATTCAACGTCTCTATGGTGGCATATTTGCTGACCAGTTCATCCGCATTTACCACACCGACCAGGTCTATCCGTTCTGCCTTGATCTTGATGCTTTCCGCAGTCTGATTGATCTCTGAAACGATATTGTCCTTGGATACCTTGGTAAGGATCTGCTGTGCATTGATGCTGATCTGCGTGGACAGATTCTGGTTGATATCTTTCATTTCCAGACGAGTTTCATCCACCGTCCTGGTAAGCACATTTGTTTTTCCCTTTAACTGGATAATCTGCTTCTGCAGTCCATTAACCTGTCCGGTCCTGTACTCCTCACCCTCCGCTGTATAACTGTCCCGGAGTGCCTGGATGCCTTTCAGGGTTCGCTGCAGGATGTAAGTGTACACATCTTCACGGGTCGTATGTAACAAAATGCCATCCCCCACCTCCAGGCAGGGATTGCCGCGGGCTTCCACCTGTGCCGGACGGTACCATACGACACCGATCACGCTGAGGACATTGTCTGCGATAGTCTGCAGTTCTGCCGCAGACTTGCCATACACCAAAAAGTTATCCTCTATGATGTAACAGTTATTACCGGTACCGGAGATAGCACCGATGTCGTTCTCTTCCTGCCGGATCTGCAGCTTATCAATATGCTGGCAAATAAAGTCTTCATACTGGCAGGAGATATAATTGCTCCGGGATACCTCCGTGGTGCCCATCGGATCCGCGGGATAAAGATCATCGGATGGATACAGATCATCAGCAGGATATACTCCCTCTATCATCTGCTCCAGCACCACATACCGCAGCTTACCATTTCGACCAATGTGTCCAAAGCAGCCGTTGATTTCGCAGATGGCTTCGATTACCGTTTTCCCCGGGAGTTCTCCCGGATCGATAGTTTTTTCTACCACCATATCATCGTTAATTAGTGTGATCTCTTCCTGTTCCACTCCGGCATAATTGCAAAAACTATCCCGGAACTGCCGAAGAGTTATCGGAAATGTCAGGCTGTTATACCACGCAGCCACATCTGTATTCAGGATGTCGTACATAGCATCGTATGCTACGATATCCCGATATCTTCTATCTGCCGTAGGTACATCAGAATCCACTTTATAAACTCCCATCATAAAAGGAGCCTCATCGGCTCCTTCCAATGTTACTGATACTGATATCTTTTTCCCTGCAAGAGGTACTACCCGTTCCCTGACCCTCAATTTGAAAGTACTCGCCTCACATCTGCCAAAACTTATTTCACTCTCTGAGCATAGTCTCTCTGTGAGTTCTGCGCTTTCACCTTTCCAGTCCTCCTCATTCAGCACACTTCCATCACTACATTCAATCTGCATTTTTTTTGAGACAGATGTGTCATTATAAATATCTTTATATTTGTAATCTACCATGTCTCCTCCTTAATACTCTATAAATGCAACACGCAGAGGTTTATACTCAAGCTCCATGCCGTTCCACGACTTCGTTTCTACTGTATAATTCGGCACATACATTTCTCCCGTCTTATATTCTCCGGTGTTCACATCAAAGTATGTGACTAATGCTTTCCTTTCCTTCACATTTATGTATGCAGTTTCCAGAACCTGCAGAAAATCTGTCATTTCTGCAGACTCCATAGGAATTGTATTGAACTCTATTTTGGTTGTATAATGGTCTGCGACCTCACGGTATAACTTATTCAATCCATTTCTGTCAGAATCCAAGTCTGCTCTCTGTTCCGGGCTTACCTTATAATTTTCGATATCCACATATTTCGAAATATCTGTATCTCCTACTTTTAACAGCCACCCTTGAAATGCCATCCTGCTGCCTCCTTATACATCCAGCAACAGGTAATTTCCAGTTGCTTTAAAGTACTCCCTGTTTATCTTTTTCAATAATTCCGCAAATTTCACGCCATTGATTTCTATCGTATTTCCAGAAGCTATAATTCTGATGATGGTCTCCAAAAGTGTAATGATCTTATCCAGCTTTTCCACGGAAATGGTTCCTCCAGATCCTGCCGCAGCCTGTGCTGCGCTCAGTGCCATTTTCTGTAACTTATCTTCCGGTGATACAATTTCTCCCTGATGCCTGTTATCACCGATCATGGCAAGCTGTGGCGTATTAGCCTTGACATATCCACCATTCCATAATTTAGGTATCTGCGGTGGATTACTCGGCATTTCGAAGCCCCAGTCTTTTCCCACCAGATCTCCTGCCTTCTTTGCTACGCTTCCGATTCCATTTACCACATTGCGTAGTGTAGAATATATCAATGAAATCATTGCATTCACACCATCAATGATCAGATTACATACTCCCTTGATAGATCCCCATATTGCTTGCCAGATTCCATCCGTAATTTTCTGTAAGCCTTCCCATGCCTTTTTCCAGTTTCCAGTAAACACTCCGGTGAGGAAGTCCAACAATCCTCCCAGTATTTTCATGGCTCCAGATATAATGTCTGACACGGTTGCGAATACGGTACTCATGATGTTTATCACAATGTCTGCCACCTGCTTGATTGTCGGTGCCAGATACCCGATAATTGGTTTGATTACGGTACTCCACGCGGTTGCAAGGAAATCGCCTACTGAGCTGATCAGATCAAGAATGTTATCCCATAGTGGTCTTAGATTTTCTTCCCATAATTCCTGTAACGCTTCCTTGGCATGATTCAGTACCGGCATCGCGATATCATTCCACAGTTCTAAAACCGTCTTCTTGATATCATTCCAAGCATCTACAATATTTCCAAAAGTACTGCTTCCCTGAGACTCCCACCAGTCCGTAAGAGAACTACCAAGTTCTCCCACAATCTCTCCTGTCAGTGATGCACATTCTCCACCGAAATCAAACAGATCTGTGAGCGTACCTTCTATCAGCTCTTGATTGTCTTTCATCCACTGGAATGTGTGTTCTGTAGAAATTTCAAACCCTTCCGCGAAGATTGTTCCCAGTGACATTCCAAATCCAGTACAACCTGTCAGAATATCATTGATTCCGTTTACAATATCAGGTCCTGCTTTATCCAGTGCCCCGAGCAGATTATTGTATATCTGCTCATTGATATCCGTAAGATTTGTAAATCCGTTCGCAATAGACTGGCTTACATCACTGCTCCAGGATTCTATCTTTTTCCTGTTGCGCTCCAGATAGCTTGCAATTCCATCCAGCCCTAGGTCTACCGCCTTGGCTGTAACAGCAATCTTATTTCCGATTCTGTTTCCGAGATATCCTCCCAGCGGATCCATGATTGTCTCAATGTTTCTGACTGTAGTTTTGGCCAATGGATCCATCTGAGCCATGATTCTTGAAAAATTATCCTTCAGATTTCCGAAATCAATCTTTTTCAGACCATTGTTGAACTGATCTGCAAAATTTTTGACACCGGGAATCTTGAATGCATCTGAGAGTTTTTTCGAAATTTTATCCACACTGGCTTCAACTTCCTGCGTGGAAGTCTGCAAACCAGCAATATCTATTCCTGAAGATCCTCCGTATGCCGAAGAGGAATCTGTCTTCTGGGAGAGCAAATCCAATTCATCAGTTGGAAGTAATCCACCTAACTTTTTAGCTGCTTTTCCCGCGGCATTAATATTATCACTGATTCCGGCAGACGCATCCTCTGCAGCCGCCATGCCTGTGGCTACATCATTACCCTTCTTCCCGGCAAATTTATCCGTAAATGCTTTAAATACATTCGCCAGCTGTACCAGTTTTCCCATCAGGGTATTGATCACCTTGATTGCCGGTGTCAGGACGTTGATCAATCCCTGACCGATTGCCGCCATAAAAGACTCAGTCTGCAGCTTCAGGATTCTGACCTGATTGGCCCAGCCATCAGAAGTCCGCATAAAGTCCCCAGATGCCGTCGCCAGTTTACTCTGAACAAAGGAATACCGTAGGGCTACCTTTTCTGCCTCCGACATAGCCGCAGTGGTCTTCCCGTAGCCGTTGGCCATAGCATAGGCATCCAGTGCCGTCTGTGTCATGACGACACCAAGATCTTTCAGACTCTCTGTTTCTCCAGTGAATACCGATTTCAGCTTTGTATATGCTTCGTCCTGAGATATGTTATAAAAGGATGCCACATCTCCCGCCAGTCCTGTCAGAGTGGTAGACATATCGTATGCCTGCTTCTCGCTGAATCCGAAAGCCTTGGCCATTGCACCGAAGGTTCCTGTGTACCTCTTGGCCATCGTCTCGGACAGTCCAAATGCAGTTGCGGCATTCTGCGCAAATTTATCTACCTGCTTTGACATTGCCGGGAATGTTACGTCCACAACATTTTGCACTTCACTCAGATCTGATCCCAGTTCGATACACTTCTCACTGAAATCTACGAGCTTTTTTACAGCAAAAGCGGCAGCCAGTTTCTTACCTACTTTCGTAGCCAGGCTCTGGATGCCGCTCATCTGCTTATTAAAGTCCTTTTTATTTACGACCAGATCTAATCCGATCTGTCCAACGCTTGTAGCTTCACTCATAACCAGCCTGCCTTCTAAGACAGGCACATCGGCACAGCGTCTTATAACTTCAACTCAAAAATCTTTTTACAGTCCTTATTTTTACAGCGGAAATAAATTCCTCTGCAATGTGCATCTTCCGTCTGCATTGCATTCACCGGATGCCCACAGTAAGGACACACTACTTTTTTCTTATCTACTTTTTCAATGTATATCGCCCCCTGCCAGAGAAATGAACGCATTCTTCAGTTGATCAAGGACTGCTGCCATATTATCAGGCGCTACCTTTTTTGCTCTGTTTGCACGCCATTCATTCCTGATTCTGTGTTGTTCCGGAGTAAAATGGTCTAAAATATCCTTATCCTCCTCGGCCCTGATTGCTACAATCCGTCCCAGCGGTGTCTCCGGTCCAATTCCAATAAGAAGATCCCTAAACTCATCCCACTTCATGGTATCAATTTCTTTTGACAGCCGGATCCCGTACTGCGCCTGGAAGGATGATACGATCAGACTGTAATCTCCGATCAGATCATAGTACGGGTCACTGCTCTCCCGGCTCTTCGTCTCCCGTGATCATGTCTACTGCTGCCATGATGATTGTCTGGAAATCCTTGAACTGGAGATTCAGTTTATCGATCTTTTTCCGATCCTTCTCATTAAAAATCAGTTCATATACCGCCAACACTTCTTTAGCTGATGCACCCTTCGAAAAAATACCCATGATCTTCAGCACAGTGGCTGCATCGGAATTTACTTCTACGGTAACATCCTTAACCTTCAATACCGGGTTCTCGTCAAAACTCAGCTTTTCTGTAATATCTACGATTTTCTTTGCCATAATAGCCTCCTGTTTTTATGCTGCGGGAGTAATCTCAGGTTTTCCATTGCTCATAATATCGAATTCCAACGGTGCCACAGCTGTAGAGTCTCCTGCTCCAATGTTCTTTACGTTCACCACTGCTCCGGCAAACAGCACCACGGTTCCGTCGGGGAATGTCCACTGGACATCTTTCTCTGCAGAGCGACCGTTTACCCACGCAAGTGCTGCTACAGCATCATTACCGGCATCTCCTACGTTACGTTTCGCAGTTACGGATATGGTAACTCCCTTACTGGTAAGCAGGCGTCTCACCCATCCTTTTTCTGTAAACGGATGCCATTCCTCTACTCCATTATCGAAAGATACACTGAATGTCTCGCAGTCCGCAATATCAACCATTTTCTTTTCGACACCGCTTGCTGCCGCATTGATCTGGAACTGGTTTTCATAGCATGGATATACTCCTGTAATAGGTGTGCTCATTCTTTTTCACCTTTTCCTTTCTCATAAATAACAGCCATCTCTATGACCCATTCGCAGATACCGGCATCATCTTTTCCGACATCCTGCGGTTCATAAAGAGGCTGTATAAATTTTATCAACTGATTGTTGACCGTTACATTTCTTGCAGCCTTCACCGCATCAAATGCTGTCATGGCTGTCTTCTCTGACTCTCTCGGCGAATTATTCCAGTGAATCAACAGGGTGACATATTTTGTCCCGTAAGATACAAGTTGTGGTCCTCCTAATGCTGTCTTATACTCCTGCTGATGTTTGCTGTTATAAACACCGATGGACTTCTCCTGCTTGTCCGGCAGGCTTCCCATATATACATGGTCTGCCAGTTCAATGGATTCCACATAATCCCGCACATCCGATAACATCATAATCCGGCAATCCTCCTGTATATTTGTTTGTATGCCTTTTGGCAGTACTCTGATTTCTTCCCAGAGATCCAGTCCTCATACCATTCGCCTCTTGCATTCGGATTCTCCGTCTTCTGGAAATGATATTCCGGGTGAAAATAAAGCCGTCTTGCATAGGGTGTGCTGGATATGATACTGACTTTTCCCTGGCTGCTCTCCGAATAATCGACAAAAGTGCTCTCGTTTTGCAGATTGCCGGTATCCCTTGGGAACACCTGTGCCTGCACCACATTGGTATGTAATGCCTCAGCGGTCTGCTCTAAAGCCATCACCTGTGCTCTCGTCAATTGTTGGATCTTCGGAAAATTCATCTTTACTGTGGAGTTTACACTGATCATACCAACAGCACCTCCGTATAGTTGACTGTTCCGTCCGGGTTTCTCGACTTACGCCCTTCCAGAATCCTGCGCTTACCCCCAAATATCACAGCACTTCCTCCGGATATAACCGGAAGCTCCGGGCAAATATCTCCTGGAAACAATGCTGCTCCTGTAATCTCTATCAGTTTCTTCTCGGCTGTCAGCACAGTCTTGGCTTTGTCCTGATAGTTACATTTTCCGGAATATTCCACCGGCTTCAATGGCTCCCCGTATTTGTTCAGTCCTTCCTGATCTATCGCAACAGAGATATCTGTCTTGCATAATCTTTTGGGCACCAGACACGGATATTTCATGGAATCACCTCGCAATTCTGCAACACAGACCCGTCTGCATCAGCAACGAATAGACATCCCGCTTCATGGCAATACCTTTTTCCATGAAAATATTCCAGGAACTTCCAAACTGTGCGGATACTCCATTTATGCTATAGCCGGATAAAATCGTATTGATTTCATCTGCATTCTCATATTCGAAATCTGCCTGCATGCAGACAACCTCTTTGATGGTCTCCTTTTGAAAAGCTGTCATATGGTCGAATCCTGCTGCCACAATCCGGTTAAATGTCAGGCTGTCAATATGCCGGGAGGCCTGACGAAGTGCTCTTTCAAGCTCTCCGTCAGGAATCACGCTACCATTATAGCTATCTTTATATTCTTCTTTTCTTACATAAGGTTTGTAGGACATATGCCCTCCTTACTCCCCGGTATACTCCGCGGTATCCACATCTACATAAACGCTATCCACTTTGTTGTCACGTCCATTCGGGAATACAAAGGTATCAGACAGAGATCTGTTCTGGTACAGGTATCCGTCTCCTTCGGTATGTGTTCCGGGATTGAAATAATAGATAGAAGCGATCTTGGGAACCGTCTTACAGGTCTGTCCGCATGCCACCAGTACATTGATCTTATGAGCTCCAGTTACTGCTTCGATATTATGCGTGCTGTCTGCTGCAACTTTTTTCAGAGGAGCAAATCCACCCTCAGCAGGCTCCCAGTCAAATGCATCATAGAAACGCTCATCATCGATAACTTCCATGATGGGTACGCCATCGATGTCTGTCACTCTGGTCTCGATACCAATACCGCCCTCAGCAATCTGTGTAAGTTCAATCTTACGGGTAAACTCAGTGGACTGCTCCAGTGCATCCATAATGGGACTGGCCACATACATAAGCAGGCTGCCATTTGCCTTGTACCGTCTCAACTTACCTTTTGCAAGTATATCCTTCAGCATTCCGAATACCTTTGCCTTGGTATAAGCTGAAATAGCAGTCTCGCTGTGGTATCCCTCTGTCTTCTGTGCCACCTGTGCCACACGGGAGAAGAACAGTGCATCTGTCTCAGGCACTACCTGAGTCTGTTCAAAGGTTTTGGAAATATTCTGCATGGATGCTGTTGCGTTGGTCTCATCCACATCTGCCTTGTCTACCAGGAACTGAACGTCTCTGTCATGGCTTACCGTAAAAGGAACATCTGTCTGATCGAAGGATCCCGTGTTCCAACCACCGGTTCTCTTGTGATTCTTATAACCTGTGGTGCTCATCTGTGTAAAGTGGAATGTCTTCGCATCCAGCCATCTTACATTAGATGTAATAAAGGGAGATGTTAACGCTCCCTGCATCAGGATCTGCAGGAGTTCAGGACTCCACTGCTGTGCATAGTTTAAATTAGGCATATCTTATACCTTCCTTTCCTTAGTTCCACCGATTCCATCTTTTGGTCGGTGTCTGTGTCTGTTGTACAGTCGCCTGCTGCGTATGCTGCGAAGGATCTCCTCCTGTTCCCACATGAAGGAAACCGGTAGTATCTGTCTCCTGCGGCTTTAATGCAGGAATATCCTCCAGCACCTTATTCAGCGCTTCCGTAAGTTTCTCGTTACTGATCTTTCCATCCTGTCCTACTGTCTGGCTGAAATCTGCCATCTTCAGTACATAGGGAATGGATGTTACACTGATTCCCAGTCCGACTGCTGCCATCGTCGCTGCCTGTTGGATCTGTGCCTGTCTTGCCTCAGCTGCTGCGGTTGCAGCCTGTTGTTGCAATGCTTCCACATTCGGCTGATTTGCCGCCTTCTGTTCCTTGAAGGTTGCTATAGCCTGTTCCACCTCCTGTTGGGAAAGCCCCTGCTGCTTGAAATAGGCTTTCAATGCCGTATCCTCTTTTGCCGCAAGCGTTCCATCCAACATCTGCTGGATTTTTCCATAGTCAATCTGCGGTGCTACATTCTGCTGTGACTGCTGATCAGTCTGTTCTCCTGACGGTGCTCCGCCCTGGCTCCCATCAGGGTTTAAGAATCTTCTTACTGTCTTGTAAAACATAACGTACTCCTTTCCATTTTGAGGGTGTCACCCTTACTGCGATCCATTGTCTTCGGTGTCTCCGGCCACGCTGCAGTTTATTGCCTTGCTCGTGTTTGGGCATAAAAAAACACGCAGTGAAGCGTGTTGATTACAGATGATTTGTTGCACCGGTGCAATTTTACTTTTCTACCACACAGATGTCATATTCCTGTGCACAAGTATGTTCAATCCGACATCCCCTCGCATCCTGCCATCCCTCGGCGAAATATGCAATGTCTGCCTGTGCGAGCAGTTCCAGCGATTTTCCCAAAAACCACAACGGCTTTGCATCTGCCGGTGCCCCCTCAAAGAAAGAGTCTATCACCTCCACCGGTTCTCCGACTGCCTGTTCCGCTTCCCTGATAGCCTGCTGCCTCTCTTCCTTGATTGCCTCATCCGTTTTTCCCTTCATAGGCTGGCTGATAAATAATTTCTTCATGTTTTTTCATCCTTTCTTTTTGGCATAAAAATACCACCAATCTACTGACTGGTGGCTTCGTGTTCTCTTATCATTTTTCGCAAACGGTCTTTATAGTCTTCGTAGCTTCTATCTTTTCCAAGGATATAGGCTGCATCCGCTCTGGTCCCAAATAATAGTACCTTTTCCCGTAATTCATGCAATTCCTTATCATTCTTCATCTTTTCTACGAATTCTTTCTTCAGCATAATTATCCCCGTAATATTTTAAAAAATGTTTCATATATCTCTGGTAGTTCATTTTTTATAAAACTTACAGTTTCATCATCCCCTTGATACAATGCTGCAAACACGTCTGCAAATATTTCCAGCTCTGTGTACCCCGGTTTACCTATATATTGTGATTCATGTCCGTATAACCCAATCACCTTGTTGTCTGTTATGCATGACATAATATCACTAACGAAATAATCGTACTCTAAATCCCCATTTTTATCAAGTCTACTTTGATATCTTTCCTTTGATTCCAAAATCCTTTTTTCTGTACTCTTAATTGCTTCTGAGAATTCAGTATGCATAGGACTACCGTATTCATTGTGGTCAATTCTATGGGCTAATTCATGTGCTAATACAGCCCTATAGTTCTCCTCCTCATATTGTGGATGTTTCGGATTGACAAATATCAAATCATTATCAAGATCATACGAAAAGGCATATTCTGACTTTCCATCTATCTGAATGCACTCATCTGTTGTGTACTGATCCATTAAATCTATCATGATCTGCGGAGTATCCGATCTCGGTACTTTCACCTCATCAGGAACTTTATACCGAACTTCTGTTTCCTGACTCCATTCTTTTTCCTTCTCGCAATACTTGCTTTTATTCTCAGGATCCAGTGAAAATGATGCTAATCTATGGAATTTCTTCTCCTGTCTCTCCGCATATTGCTGTCTTGCTTCTTTCCTGTTCTGTTCTTCGATATCTTCTATGTCTTTTTTACTGTATTCATTATCCAAATCCTCCAGTTCTGGAAAATAGGTAGTGTGGCTGTCTCTGCATCTAGGGTGGTATAGTCCTGCCGCGATTGCCGCGCTCATCAGTGGATATGGTCCGTCCTTAGCACTTCCACCGCTCCATACATCATCGATCAGTATCTTACCAACAAACGGTAAACACTTTGGGCAGGGATTTCCACGTTTATTCATGATCACCGTGGATATCCCCCATTCCTGCCTTTTCTGCCCTTCCCCCTGCAGGTATGCACGCTTACTGGCTGTCCGTATTGCCATGTCCGCATAGTCTGCCAATGTGTGCCTGGATCCATTGGCATATTCCACACAGTTAAGACCAGCGGCAATGAAATCCTTTGTAGCCATGTCTACCGCCTTCTCATAAGTCCCTGCTCCACTGTTGGCATATACCTGAGCATTAAAAATAATCTTGCGATATTGGTCATTTGCCATGCGCAGGACGGCTGTCTCAGCCTTTTCCATGTCTGATGTGGTCGCCCGGATCAGCGCCTCCAGCTTCCTCTGGTTCAACCGGAAGAATGCCGCCGATGCTCCCGGACTTACTCTTCTTGCCTGGAAACCTTTCTTTATAGCCTCCAGTATGGCTATCTCCTGCTCCATATCTCCTTCATCCCTGGCAGTACTGATCAGTGCTTCGATTCGGTTATTGATATCCTTGAATTTCGCACCGAACCGCTCCTGATTCTCTTTTCTGTACTTTTCCAGTGCCCGGAGTTGTTCTGCCTGCCACATGGACCACTGCTTGTCCTCATCGATTTCCTCAATCTTATGTCTTCGCATATTCCGGATCATGGAAGCAATGAGTTCATTCTCAATAGCTTGGAATGCTGCTCCGATATCATATTCTGAATTTATCTTAGGCATCTAATCACCTGCCGTTTGCATATACCTTGAATCCCTGGCTTTTAAACTGTCTGGTCAATGTCTTGATCTGCGTGACGCTGGTACAATGATCACATCGGAGTTCCGCATAATTACCTTTTTCCACTGCATAGATTCCTTTCGGGACCTGCTCACTGGCCACCTTCAGGAGCCCCTGGTATTCCTCCCGGTTCATCCGGTATGTTTTTTTCGCTACTTTTACTTCCATCACTGCCTCCTGTAAATCCGTTTATCCTGAATTCTCCTGCATCCGTCCTGATTTCCGGCTCCGGAATACTCTGAATACCCTGCTCTGCCTTGAGCCTTGCGATCTCTTCCTTTTTGCAATCATCATCCAGACTGTCACCATACAATTCCTCCACACAGCGCTCAATGCTCATGATTCCGCTCTGCTTTGCCTTACCAACTGTTTCCACCTGAGATTCAAATGAAGGATTGGCATATTCTCCAAATGGGAGATTTACCTCTACACTTTCCACTGCCTCATTCTTCATCAGGTGATATGCGTTGATACACATGGATACTACCTGTGGCAATACTGTCTGAAGAGTTTCCACGATAATATTTCTTGTGTACAGCGTTGTTTTTTCCTTTTCACGCTGCGCTTCTGCATTATCCAGTTTTTTTACATCAATCCCCAGTGTAGAAGGACTGATGATCCCCTGCAGGCAAAGGTCCAGTGCTGTACAGTAGGAAGCCTGATAGCTGTCATGAGGAATGCTCGGCTGGTCTGTACTGATTACGTTTTTCTGCCCTTCGCGCTGGTCTCCTTCTGCTGCAAAATATCTGTTATCGAACGGATTCGGTGTTATCGCAGCTCCTGTTTTCGGATCCCTCGGAACCAGACAGTCCGGAATATATGTTTTTGCTCTTCCTGCTCTCAGTGCATCCATCCACTGGCTCCATACTTCATCCAGCGCATCATAGCTGTCCACCTTTCCGTCAAAGATGCTTCCGCCACGTCCTTCATATTTTGCCGACTTATAGAACATCATAGGCACCGCCAGCATAACGCTTTTATCGAAGGTCACGTCTTCCAGTGAATCGGTTATCTGTAATGTAGTCAGCGGAACCTGTCTGTTATCCAGATACAGTTCGTTCTTTACATACCCATATCCATATATCTCATTGAGCACATATGTCTTGCCTCCTCCGCTGTATGGTGTCTTAAATATTACTTCCCTGACCTTGTCCTTTTTCCGGATGATTTCGACACGATCCCCGGCATACCATTCTAAAATAGGATACTTACTGAGCTCTGTATCAATGGACACTTTAAAAGCCCCGTCTCCGATATACAGCGTCTCTTTGATTGCATCCTCTATCTTATCGGCAAAGTTATTATTCTCAGGCTTTGCAATGTCTTTCCATATCTGTTTCTGCTTTTCATTCTCTGAGGAAAATTCAAATTCCCCCATATCCGGAAGGACTACTGCTGCCAGAGTTCTCACCGTAAGCGCCGGAACACCTGTGTGGATCTTGCGCATTTCCATCCCCGGTGTACTCTTGCTGGACCAGAATTTATATTTATCTGCATATTCCGCATTCTGCTCATAGAACTGCTCAAGTTCGTTGCTGTCACCACGATACCAGATGCGGTTTCGGATCGCATTCCCCTCGAAGTCCATCATCTCATTGATATTGAACACATAGGGATTCGCCGGAGAAACATTCAGCCAGCTCCGTATACCTCTTTTGATATTCTCATTTATCTTTTCCATCAGGTTCACCTCTGTTTATCCTCCTCGAATCCAATCATATTCCGGTATGGAATCCATCCGTACTGGTTTGCATTGATCGTATGGTCGTTCTTATCCTCCGGTACCGGGACATCCTCTTCCTCGTCCCATGAATAGCGTTCCAATTCCGAGATATGGTTTGTACAATCCTCAACTACCAGATAGCAGTCCTGCTGGATCCATCCCAGTTGTAAATTGATACGGTCCAGTATTGTTACCTTCTTGTAGGACTCAATGAAATTATAAAGGCACCCATGCAGGCGCTTATACTTCCGAAGTTCTGTTATTGTCGCCGCATCTGCGCAGTCAATAAAAGACTCTTTTGCAAATCCCCATTCCGATCTGCATCTATCCAGAAAAGCTATAAACTTTACCGCTGTGTCAGAAGGAGCCAGCGGCACACTGAGATCCGCATTGCTATATACCTTCTCAGCTAGTGTGATCAGCTTGCGGTCATCCGTAATGCCCTGGAAGATCATTGCAATAGTATCCGGAGATTTTGAGGAATATGATGTATCCAGTCCTGCTGTAAACTTCCTGAAACGGATATTCCCATCCGCAATCTGTTTCTTCACCCACGCAGCAGTAACAACATGTTTCTTTCTGACAAAGTTGGAGAATACCAACCCTGTCGCTTTTCCGCGGAGACCTTGAATCTTGTTTTTCCAAATTTTGGTACCCTTAGGTGTGTTTTGCAGGATCATCTGCAGCTTATCCGGTGGAAGGCCTGCATTGTCTTTAAAAGAAAAGAACCAATGGATCCATCCGTCCTTTGGCTCTTCTTTCAGTTCCTCTATGATTTCCTGCGGTGTCTCATCCTTCCATTCCGGAAGAGGACGCGCACAGTTGATATATTCTTTATACACCGGCAGTCCCGGATCATCCGGGTTCAGTGTTGCCATCAGATAATCACATCTCATGGATGCTTCTCTGACAAAATCTATGTCTGCGGTATTTACTTCATCTATGTACAGACAGCCATATTGTCCACCCAGGGCCTTCTTCCACTTTTTCTTGTTACCGTAGCCCAGCACATAAATTACTTTATCCCCCTTGCCAGTATGCAGAATCAGATGCGGAATCTTATCGTCTTTGGTTCCGCTGCCGTTATACTCCACCAGGATCCCGAAATCATCCAATATACCAAGGTCCTTGTTGATGATGTTCTTCTCAGCAGTTCCGGTGTCATCCGCTGCAATGATATGCAGCTTCTTGGGGCTTTCCGCCACCTTAAGCATAAACTTGAAGATTCCTACCGTTGTTTTACCTGCCGCCGTGGTTCCTTCCAGGAATTCCACCGGAGCATCACATTTCAGGAATGCTTTGTATTTCTCTGACAACAGGAGCTTACTTGCGCTCATTACCCATCACCACGCATCTGTCTGATCAGGTCATCCAGTTTACTCTGTTCGGACTTGAGTTCTCCGGAGATCTGGACATCCTGTTTATCTCTCCATTTATCCGGTTTTCGGTTCTTCAACCAGAATATTTGGGCCGTGGTATCCGGCTCTACTTCTTTTACTTTTCGTTCCACAAGCATTTCTTTTGTTTTAGGGAACTTCTCTCTTACAAGCATCAGCTCATCATCTGTTGCCTCCGGATGCTCCAGTTTGTAGCGATTCATATATTCAAATAGCTTTTGACTATATTCTTCCTGCTCCATCGGAACGCTTACATATTTGTCTTCTGTATACCGATATCCCAGTGCCCTTTTCAAGAGCGCATTTTCCACTTGCAGGTCCACAACTTCCTTTCCCCTTTTTAGGGTGTCCGAAATGTCCGGATACAATTTTTTCCATTCATTTAATGTAGACCTAGAGATTCCCATATTACTAGCGATCTGCTCTTCTGTTAGTCCATCCCTTGTCCATCCTTCCAGCTTTAGTAAGCCTTCCGGTGTCAGCCAATATTTATATTTGCCTTTTGCCATCTGCTCACCATCTCTCTAAAGTTGCACCGGTGCAACTCCACGAAAAAAGGCAACGCAGCTATCTGCATTGCCCTGTCACTAATTTATCACGATACTATATTATCACATTTGACATGCGAAATCATGCCATCTTTTACTTTAACTCCCCAATATACCTTCCAATCTGTTCTATAGTCTTAAAAACTATCCTCTTCATTTGTCTCTCACTGTACGAGGCACCACCGATTTTTAGGTAGGGAATCGGTGCTCTGAGACCTTTACTCCAGTACCTGATTCTTATTACCTTCTGTTCTTCTAGTCGAAGAGAATTATATACAAATTCCACTGCCTCAATCTCTTTCTTGATCCGTTCATGGTATACGGATGTCATCTTCAGGGCTTTTGCCTCTGTGACAGACTGTGCCTTGTCTCTTTCCTTGGCAGGATCCGACGGACGACTGCTGCCTCCCGCCGGTGATGCCATAATGTCCGATATGTACTCCTCATATTCTTTCTTGCGTTGGGGATACCGTAATAATATAGTTTCGATAATCCTCCAGCTTGCTCTGTTAATTCTTTGCATCGATGCTTTCTCCTTTCTGTTGCACCGGTGCAATTTCCGGTGCGGTTGCTATGCTACTCTGTTATATTTGTGCTGCATCTCTTCGATGTCATCTATCAGGTAATACTGGACTGTCATGTCCGGCTTTGCATGTCCCAGTAATTTACTTACCAGCAATACATCCCCAGTCTTGCGATATAACACGCTTGCAAATGTCTTGCGATACACATGCACGGTTGCTGTTATTCGGGATACTCCGCCACGCACAGCCATCTCCTTAGCGAGCTTTTCAATGCCATACTCTTTCATTCTGTTATGCGGTGCCCGATCTGCCAAAAACAGCGGATCTGTCCCAGGCCTGTCCCCGATGTAATTTCGTAGTGCCATCACCGCCACCGGCGTAAGCATTCCGGTACGGTAGGTGTCTGTCTTCTCGGCATAGATTGATACCTGCTTATTTGTCAGATCAATATCTGACACGTTGAGGTAAGAGATTTCACCTACTCGCATGCCGGTACAAATCATCAATTCAAACAAAGCTTTTTCTTTCGGTGTCTGCAGTGCGTAGCGGATAGTTTCAACTTCCTCATCTGTCAATCGTACCTTCTTTTTCTTGATCTGCTTAACCTTATCTACTCCGTCAACAATATTGTCCTGGATATGCCTCTTTTTAAATGCCCAGGAAAAGAATGTGCATAAGTACCGGTATATTGTGGATTTATAATTGTGGCTGATGTGATCACGATAGGACCTTATAGCAAGATAATCTGTAATATCCTGCGCTGTCACATATTTATAATTCTTATTCACAAATTCGAAGAATTTCTTTATTATCCCAATATAGCTTCGTATTGTCCCTGCATGGAGTCCTGCTGCCACGCCGTCTACACAATACCTTTGCATTAACCACTCATTGTCATGCTCCATAGTCATAGGTAGCTGTTTGATCTCTGCCAGCTCAAAGTCCTGTAATTTTACATACAAGGTGATTTTCATGCGGTCAATCTGTTCCTTGCTTAAAAAATCGTTCAATTCATAGGCAACTTCGTTGATCAGGTCGTTTTTCGTCATAAGCGCACCTCTTTCATGTTGCCTAAGGTATCACATTATGATATGATGTCCTTAAGCAGTGAGCGGTAGATGCTATCTTTGGTCGGATGGTCTACCGCTGTTTTTATGTAACGATTGCAGTCCTTCTGCAGCTGGAATTTCAAATTGTGTATTGTGATACTTATTACACTTTTAACATTTTTCCTTTTTCTATCACTCCTTTCACTGTCCGGATGGATTCCGGGAATGCCGCTATTATTTTTTCGCAAAAATCCATCATTCCGTTCTCCTCCACTAAAACATAATGGCATTTCCTTCTTTGTGATATACTAAGCCATCTTGCAGCATTTCTTTCCACTCTTCCTTTGTTGCCTTGAATTTACCAAAGGTAGTTGCATTAACTTCGCACCATTTGCACAATTTGTCCAATGTTTCAAACACAGGGCTTATGGGGCTCCCTTCACTCGTAGTATCCCACAACTGATAGCCTTCTCCCTTCGGTGGTTCGCAGAGTTCCTTTAATTTGTCCTTAATTTGCTTGAAATACTCATCAAATTTAGGGCATCCATACTGTTCTGTATCAATCCCTTTGATCCTCGCAAACTCCTTACAATTTTCACAATATTCCTCATTTTGCGAAGATATACAAAACGAAATGTTATCTACAAAATATCCGTACCAAACTTTATGTAATGGATAATCAAAATCCAGTGGTACACGCTTCAATTCTCTTCCCAT